CCGCCTGCGCGTCATTCTTGGCTTGCACATCAAGCAGTATTTTTGTCGTTGTTGATGCGTTGCCGTTGAGTAGTGTTGTGTTGGTTGCCGTCAGGTCACGGAACTGCCCGTCGTAACTCCCCGCGTCGGCGGCTGTGGTGCGGATTTCGCCGGAGGCGCAGGTGATATCGTCCAAAGCTATAACGTCGTCCTGTGAGACAATATCGTTGCCGGACGTTATCGAGCCTGTTGCCTTGAATGTACCTGCATCCTTGTCGAAGATAAAATGCTCATGGTTGTTGTCGTCCTCAAAAATTAACCATCCGCTAGAATTAATAAGAAAGTCCCAATGTTCCGTTCCACTGTTCTCTTCAAGTCTGATTGTTTCCGTTCCACTGTCGGCCTTAACGTGCAATGGTTCTGAAGCAATAGTACGAACACCAAGCACATTGGTAAACACCCCGTTTCTTCCTTGTATATCTGCCGCCCCAGCGTCGGCGGCTGTCGTGCGGATTTCGCCGGAAGAAACGGTTGCGTTGCCCGTTATGGCAACTCCTCCGTTTGCGATTTCAAACCTGCTTGTGTACGTAGCGCCGGGATAGTTGCCTATTCCGAACGTCAGCGTTGCCGAATCCGCTTGTACCCTCCAATCGGACTGACCATTCTCCGCGAAGATTATATCTGGCGCACCACTCGCAAAAACGGCATCCCCGGACTGATACCCAATAAGACACGAATCTGTCGCGAAACTACCCTGACCCGTCGCCGTGATATCATCCGTGCTTGTCAACTGCTCTGCTTGCACCGTGCCGCTGAACGTGCCGTGTACCGTGTTGCTGATATCGTAGGTCGCCTGCCCGTCCAAGTCCGCGCCCAACTGCGGGGAGGTGTCCTCGACCACGTTGGATATCGCGGAACCCTTGTAGAACACCGTGCGGTTGACGCCGCTTGTCGTGACGCCTACCGTCCCGCTTGCGAGTACCTGTGTCAACTCGCTGTCGCGTGCTATGGTGCTCGCAATTCTCGCGTCGGCAACCGTGCCGCTTTTGATCTCCGTGCCGTTAAGGTTCGTCGCCCCGCTCGCGTTGAATGTTTCCGTGCCGTCCACGTTGATGGTACGGTTTACACCGTTGGTCGTAATATCAATGGCTGTTCCCGCCAGGACCTGTGTTAATTCTGAATCACGCGCAATCGTTGATGCGATCCGCGCGTCCGCAACGGTTCCGCTCGCAATGTTGCTCCCGTTCAGATTGGTTGCGCCCGAGGCATTGAAAGACTCCGTGCCGTCCACGTTTATCGTGCGCGTTGTGCCATTAGTGGTTATGTCTATAGCTGTCCCCGCAGCAATCACATTGACCAGGTTCGTTTCAGCCGAATTGATATTCACCGACCCGTCGCTATTCGCTGAAAGCGTGATGTTCGTTCCGGCACGGTACGGGCCTGACGTCGCGGTGTTCTGAAAGTTCGTGAATACGGCAAAGTTCATGGTTTCCCCGAAGCTGGTCGTACTCACCCCCGTTACCGGTGGACTAGGCCGGATCTCGAACGGGCCTTGATTGATCGTGACCGTGCTCCCGTTTTCCGTGATCGTCACCCCGTATATGTAGTTGCCCTTACCGTGGTTCAGGTCGGCTGCCGCAAAAGCGACGTCTACTTGTCCGTTCGTGCCGCTGTTCACCTTTGTTGCGGTACCCTGGATCACGTTCGTCGCATTGATCGTCTTGAACCAGTACCCCTTGACCGTCATCCCTGACAGATTCATATTCGTTGCCCCGTCCTGAACGGTGAACCGGTACGTGCGAGCGTTTGCACGGTAGCAGAAAGTCTTCGGTGCCTTCGACTCACGCGCGTCTATCGTTATCGGCACCGGCGATATGGCAGCAACGGCAGTCCCGGCTGCCAGGCAAAAGATTATCAATTTTTTCATTAGAATAAGTCCTTTTCTCCTGCAGGTTTGTCAATATAGTAATGGAAATCTATCTCGTGAACAAATATATCGTCAGTGAACGTGTCGCCCGAATCGTCGGGGTCGCGGTACAGCCGCATGTTGATAATGCTCGACGCACGTTGTCCGCTCCCGTCCATGTTCGGCCACACCGTCATGTGGTGCCAATAACTTGTCTGGTTCATGGCGTTGGTGAACAGGAGCGTTGTCGTTCCGCCGTTGGTCATCACGGTCGAACGGTCGCCCCAAACGTACTCGATCCCGAACACGACGCTGTTCGTCAGCGTACTTGAGCCTTTATCGTAATGCAGATGCGCTGATATGGGGCTGTTGGTTTCCCATGTGTGCGGGAGTTGCGCGGTAAGGAATACCTGCTGTTCTGTGCTGCCGGAGAAAGCGAAAGCGCGCAGGTTGCCATACCACTGATCAAAGTCGGGTGGTTTGACTGTGCCAAGTCGAACGGTGGTCAGCGGCACGCGCAGATCATCACTCCCGCGAAACGTAGTGGTCAGGTTGTTCGTTGCCGTAAGAGTATCAACCGTAAGATTAGCATTCGTTATCGGGTTCCACGCTGTCGAATGTTTTGAATAGAAATTCGTCCCATTGAAAAAGACAGCGAAATCGTTCGTTGTCTGCCCCATCGTCGAGGTCGTAAGTAAAAGGAATGTCGCAACTATTTTTTTCATCGTATCACCAGGATTTTGTCGCTCGCCCTCAAATCGTCACCGGAAATCTCTATCACGCTTGACCCGTAGAATATCCCACCACTGAACCAGTTGGTGATCGCTGCCCCCGAATTCGCGCCGTGGTAATAGACATGCGCCGAGCTCACCCGCGCGTCACCGTCGGCAACGTCCAGACCCCATCCCTCAGTCCCCAACAGGCAATCGGTGCCATGTGTCGTGTTCGTCGCTCTCAGGGCCTGACTACTTGTGTCCAAAAGGGTCAGTATAACTTCCCTGTACTCGCCATATAGGGTGCGCCTGAACGATCCACCACCGCGATTCTGCCAGGCGCCGGTGTTCACCGAGCCTGTGGACGTTGCGCTGCTGCCGATTATCATCCGTTTCTTCACCCAAAACCCACCACTCGACCCGAGTGAGGCTGTCCCGAGCACCCCATCCTTAATGTCACTCGTATTCGTCGTCTTCCAGGCTGTCCCGACCAGGTTCCCGTTTTCCAACTGAATCCTGTCCACGGCCGCAACCGCAAAGTCGCCGGCGTTCGTCCTGAACCCTTTCGCGAAACCGATCGACCGGAACGCAACATAGTTAAAACTCGAACCGAGCAGGGGATGAACGTATGAATGGTTGCGGTTGCTGCTCCCGATTCCCGAACTTGTAAGGGTGTACTGCAACTTCTCATGCTCAAGGATCGAAGTGGATGACCACACGGACGAACCGAGCACCCATGTACTGAACTGATCCCTGTTCATCTTTTCAAGGTACGACGTTGATACATCCTTGAACGGCACCCAATCGCCAGCCACCGCCTGCGCCGTCACATTCGAATCAAAGTTGTACCACTGGAAATATGACCCACTCGCTGACACGCGACGTTCCAGGCTGCGCTGTGTCCCGCTTGCCGCACCGCCCCAATCGGAGTCGGGCGCACCCCAGGTCAACTCGCCCGACCCGTTCGAATCGGCAGGGAAAAACGGGATACGGTACTCACTCGCCGGTACCGAGTCAACATTGTACAGTTCCGTTTCCCCTCGATGCACGGTTGCTGCGTCGTTGTGTCCGATCGTGCTGCGGACGGGTGTCTCGGAAGGATAATTTGTCGAGGAATCGAGCACGTTCACACGGCGATTGATCGGCAGCCCGTCGCCCTGCGAAATCTTCCGAATCTTTCCATTCTGATTCGTGTAAACGTACCCGAGTATCGCGTACTTGTCCTTGTACCATCCGTCTGTTCCGCCCTGCTCCTTTTGGGATGAACCCGTCGTGTTCCGGGCAAACACCGTCACCTTGTTCGGGTTGAGCATTGGGTCACGGTTGCCGGAAGTGTTCGACGCGGAAATCATGATCGCGTACCGGGCGCTGTTCGAAGTTAGCCCTGAAAGCGTAGTGCCGCTTGTATTCAGCCATTTTCCATTCCACTCGACCGGCCCGGAAGATACAACGACGATCCCGGCACCACCATTGATATTGAAAAATGATCGCTCGCGACGCCGGTTAAGCGCGACGGCGGGACCCGTCAGCGAGTTCTGGATGCCCTGGAAGTCGGAAGAAAAACTGATCTTTGAGGCAGACCCCGCATTCTGGCGAGTCCGGTTCTGATTATTCGCCGATATAACCTTCTGCCCTCGTTTCCACGGACTTGTCTCAGCCACATTACGCTCCTGCCGCGCTGAAGATGTTGGAAAAGTTGCTGAACTTGTAAAGCTGACCTGTCTCGTTGAACCCCGGCGAGTCGCTTACCTGATCCCAGGTAGCATCAGCCTCGTTCCATATCCGCTGCCAGCCCTCCGAAGTTGATACATTGTTCGTCTGCTGCACTATGATCCGGGCTGCGAAGTTGTGTTCTATCCGTGCTCGAAATCTCATCAACCTCACCGCCGAGGTACATCCAGTTACCCTTCCCGAACCCTTCCCAGGTCGCGCTGTTCACTCGTCCGGCCTTCGATATGATCTTGCCGTGCGGCCCGTTCGACGTCCCGATCTGCATGTCGGTCACGACCTCCGTGATCACATACGACTGATTGATCAACCGACGAAAGATGTTCTGCTGCACCAGGTCGCCGTTCGGCGCACCGCTCGCCCAATACATCGGAGCGTCCGACTGCGTTGAAATGAACTCGCCATTGATCCGCCAGCGCCGGGGCAGGTCAGCAAAACTGCTTGACGGGTCAGGGTTCTCGCTGTCATAGGGTTTGTAGGTGATCACGCATGCGCGATTCTGTCCGCCAGGGAAGTATGAGAACCGGCGATTGCTGACGTACACGGTGGAAAAGGATGAATTGACGGTACCCATGACAGGGAGTACGCCCGCACCCGTCTTGCTGTTGTTCCAGATCTCGGTGACGGTGAACGGTTCATTGCGATCCTCGACCCATACTCTTTCCTGTAATTCCCATCCCATGATTAAGTTCCTACTGTTACCATCCCGCCCAAAACTCCGCGCAACGCTTTATTCTGCTCTTTTTCGTGTTCAATTATTTCTTTCAGAAACTTATTGCGATCTTTGTCCATCTTCTGAGATTCAGGTTTCTTGTTCGCCATTTCCTGGGCCTTCCTGATGGCGTCAGAAAAACCCACAAAGGCAGCCTTCGGTGATACGGGCGTTCCCTTGCCTCCACCTTTATCGCCACCTCCGCCCGCACCTGCACCCCCGAGACCCGTAATGCCACCAATACCCGCCTTCGCTTCTCTGAACTTTTCCTGTCGCTCAAGGGCAAGCGCCTGGGGAACTTCCTGCACCGCGCGCAACGCTTCCTTCAGGCCCGCACCACCGGATAATGCACCAAAAAAGGCTGACAGGCGTTCCAGCTGCAGGCGCATGAACCCGAACGTTTTCGCGGTTGCGTCACGAATCGTCTGCCACATCGGGCTTTTCCCGAAGTTGGATATCGCTTCCGCGAGCATGTCGATCTGTATTCGTAGTTTGAGCAGCACATCTGCCATACCGCCCGCACCAAACGCTCCGACAATAGCCTCACCGAGATCGCTGAGCGAATTACCGACTTGTCCGAACCGACCGCTTACGGTATCCGCCGTCATCTGAGCCTGCTTAAAACCCTTGTTCATGAGGTCGAGCACGATTGCCTGTTTCTCACTCTCCGTAGTCGCTTTCCTGAGCGCCGGGACGTACCGCTGCAGAATCGTAAACTCGCCCTGCATGGCAAGTGCCGCGTACCGCGCTGCACTCTTCGCGTCCATGTCCAGGGCTGCCGCCAGGCCGATAGCTGCCTTTGTGCCATCCCCGAGCGCGTCACCCTGAATACCCAGGTTCCGCAGGGACGCCATCATCATGAGGTTCGCTTCATCACCCGACGTCGTAACCCTCTGAATCGCCGATGCCTCGGTCTTCAACTTCGGCATGAGTTTGTCGACCGCGTCACCATGAGCGCGCAGGGCTGCCTCGATCTTCTTCTCGGCCATTTCCTGCACATTGAACGCCTTAACCGCCTTCCGCGCAAGCAGCCCGAAGGCTGTACCGAGCACCGCCAGCTTGACGGTCATAGCGGAGATACCGGCACCGAGCCCTTTCAGGCCCTTCTGCGCCTTCCCCATCTTCTTGCCGTACTCTTTGTCATTGACTCCGAGTTGGACAAATGCTCGACCGACTTCTGACCCTTCCGCCATCAGATAATATCCTTCACGTTGAACTTGTTCTTGCCCGTATGACTCGCGAAGTTCTTACACATATCCACAAATGCATCCGTCTGATCTTTCGGTCCCTCACCGCTCAATATCTCGACCACCGCCACTATCTGCGGCAGCGTCATGTGCGGCAGATGTATCAAAGCTTCAAACCCGCAATAAAAGGCGATACCAGCGAACAGTTTTGTCCAGTCAATGGGTTTGTATGCTACTGTCCGCCCGCCTCCACTTTTTTTTCGTCGCCCTGCGCTTCCTCGTCCACCTCCATCCCGACCGCGTACCCTGCCAGCTTCATGCCTTTCTCGAAATGTTCCAGGCTGAAGATCGCCTCGATATCCTCCTTGTCCAGCCCGTCATTCAATCCGTCCGTCGCGGCATAAACCAATGGGGTAAGCGCGGGAACCGGCATCTTCCCGGTTTCGAGCGCCTTCTGAGTCGCCGCGATAAGGTCTTTTCCTCGCAGACCTTCATCCATTTCGGAAAGTGCCTTCTGCACGATCTCATAGACCTTACTTATTGATAACCGTTTTACCCTGATACTGTGTCCGGCGACCTCCATGATCGTCGGCTGATTCAATACGTCTGCAATGCTACCCATGATCTTGCTCCTTTCCTTGCTCCGTTTACCTTATGCCACCGCTATCGCAAGCGGCCCGTCACTCTCGAAATCATAAGACCATTCAACCGCGTCGCCCGGAACCGTCACGCCTGTCGAGTGATATATCCGACAGGTGATCGTCGGTGTAGTTGCGCCGGCTGATGCACCGACCGCAAAGACCGCGTTCCTGGGATTCCCGCTTGTGAGGTTGAGGAACTTGTTCGCGGTGAATGTCCCGGAGAAATCGCTTGTCGTATTTATCCGGTTGATCCAGCCACTCGCCGAAAGTGGAGTCACGTCAGCCGTGTTGACATTGATCGTGCCGTTCCACTCCGTTACTTCTGTGACGGCAGATGACGAAATCGTGACGCTGCCGCCAAACCCGCTTATCGCTACTGTCTGACCCATCTTATTTTCTCCTTCCGATGCGGTAGTCGTAATCCACGGCCACCTGCCATCCTTTTTCCGCCGGTTGTTCTATCTGCACTCCCGGCGACGTTCGTTGCGCGTGCAGCATCGTATATGACGATGACAATGATAGATTCTGAAAGTCGTACAGGTTCTTTATCGCGTTTACAATCGTCCACGCCTTGCTCGGCGACCTGCTCGTTGTCCACACATGAAATGTGATCGTCTGATTCTCGTATGACCCTCCGATCGACGAACTCAACCCCTGGCTGATGCTGTGATCCGTCGCACCCGCCGGATTCGTCAGCGTGATATATTCACCCGTTACATTCTGATTCGCGCGCCCGACATACATTCTCGACGAACACAGCGCCCGCAGTGTCGCGCCCGTACTCGAATCGAACCGTGTTTTTATTGCTGTAAATAGTTCCTTCACAATATCTTGCGCCCGAATATCCTCATTATCTTCTGCCGATTACGCGGCTTCTTCAGGCTCGGACGCAGGAACGGACGTTCAGCGATACCCGGATGTACCACGCTTTCCCTGAACACCATTTCCCCGTTTTTGCCCGGAAACGCAAGCGCCGCGCTGTCCTGTGCGATAATGATATGCGGCATCGTTCCGAACTCAAGGTGTATCCCGTAACCGGGATCGTCCTTACCGCCGATCCCCGAGCCTATCCTCGCGATTGTCTTCAAACCCTTCCCGATTATCTGATAACCGATCGACCTCGAAAGCGTTCCCGTTACCAGGCCCGGCGGTTCACCGGCTTCGGACGGGCTAGAGCCCTGCAGGCTCAAGACAATGTCGCCGTTCAGGAATATGGCAGCACGCTTCATGTTCTGATGGAACCCGCGCGCGATCTTTTTCGTCAGATCGGCACCGCGCCATTCCCAATTCTTGCCCTTGCCGTTTCTTGTTCCCGTACTCACGATGTACTTATCCTTGCCTGTTGCCGAAGGATGGCATCACATTGAACAAACTTTCCCATCCTGTTCGGGTCCGTCGGAAACACAACGTCGTAATTATTCGTGTCCGTGCTGACCGTCTGCCCGTTCCGAATCGTCTGGACATTGGTGATCCTGTCAGTCCCGCGCACGTCCGTACCCTTCTCAAAGTAAAATCTATGCGTCGCAACGTTCTTCTCGCTACCCAACTGCACCATTTCCCGCGCCGAAAGCACCCGTACCCTGCATGGCTGCTCAAGCAGCCTGGTCGTGTAAGACTCATTCATCCCTAGCATGCTGTCCTGGCTGGTCGACAACGTCTGGACGTCGCACTTCGAAATCATTAGTGAAGTGATGCTCATAAGTGCTTTTTCATGAACGGTTGCAGTTCATTCCCGTATCGCTTCACCGCTGCCGTCACAACCCCCGCACCGAGTTTGTACTGGTAGTCGCCCAGGCGTTCGGAATCCATCGACCTGTCGGTGTCACTCGCCTGGATCGCGTAAATATCTGCACACGCCTGGTTGCAGATCAACTCCAATCCCTGCGGCAGCGTCCCTTGCACGGTCAGATCCTGTTCCTCGATCCCCGGCAACTCGTACCCGGCAACGTACCACACAAAAATATTGCTGTACCCGCATGGGAAAACGTCATCGATCAACTCGATACTGTCGCTGACCTGTGACAAAACGCGCACCGTCCGGTACTCTTCAGGATGATAGAAGTCCAGATCACTCGCGTCTTTCGCATCCCCCCCCGAGAAAGGCCGCAGCTGCGTTGCCGCCCTGCCCCCTTGCCCGCTGTCCACAGAGAAGCTCCAACCCGACTGTGCGTTAATGGATGTCGACAGTTCCGTTACGCTCTTGCCTGACAGCGTGATCCGCGTTGTCGTGTCGGTCCCTGCGTCATTGATGTTGACTAGGGTAAGGCCCGAGGAATTGAGATCGACACTGGCAAGATCGCCCGACCCACTGTACTGGATCGACCCCACGCTTTCAGTGTTCGTCGCTACCCCGTAGACCCGCGTGATCGGATAGTTGGGAAGCCTCAGGATCTGCGTTCCTGACCCGTCATACCACCGTTTATAGGTGGTACGTTCGAATGTCCGGTCTGTATGACGCGCGATCTGCTCGCTTACCGAGTTAATTATCAGTCTGAGAAGGTCGTCCGATTCGCTTTGTGTCAAGTCCAGGCCGATGAAGGTTTTCAGCTTCGGGATCGTTGTCAGATTTACAGCCATTTTTATCCCTCATCTTTTTACGTTTCACCATCTTGTCCTGGTAGCCTGTCAGCATCGGTCACGCCTTCGCAGTGATGGAGATCTTGACCGGCATCTTGCACTGGATCGTCGCGGGCGGTTTCGCGCCATGCTGCACGATTATTCCCCCTCCGATCGCCCGGACACTCCATGCACCAGGTACGTCAATCAACCCGTCATAGAGTTTCTTCGCTCGCTGCGCCGGTTTCCTTTTCGGTTTCGTCGCCGCAACTTTCGGGGCTGCTTTCTTTTTCGGTTCGGCTTTTTTGGCCGGAGTTTTCTTCTTTGCAGGTGCCATAACTACCTCCAATATACTTTGAACGATCCACTCGTTGAGACGTTTGCGCCGATATTTGCATTGGTCACTATCAGGGTCAGCGAACTTCCGTCGTGCGCGACCGGCAGGATCGTGTCGCCATTGTCGGCATGAAACTGCACGGCTGTATTCGAATTAATCAGGTTCCCCCCAAATATATCGACGCCCTGCGTGTCCCTCATAATGACACCCGTCCTGTTCGTTGCCTTTGTCTGCGCCGCCATTGCTACCTTGAGGATTTCACCGTCTATCCCGGTAATGGTATCACTAACGAATTTGTTCGTTGTGATCGACCAGGCAAAGGTACGACTCTTGACTGACTGCTGTGCGCCACCGTCCGTTTCCGTGACTGACCCGGCACCGACAATTCCCACAAAGGCCGTGACCACTGCCAGGATGCATATACAGGCGATTACGAATCGTTTCATATCGACCTCCTGAAAAATGAGCGACGCTTCCGACCGGAGCAAGCGGGTCTTCCACGTCGCTCGCCGGAACCGGCTGAATTAGTTATCTCCGTGCGATACCTCGACCCACAACCCGGTTGTCACAGCGTAAAGCAGGAAGGTGTCGTTGTTGTCCAACACGGTAGCGCCGGAACTTGCAACTGTCCCACTGTCGGCAATGCTCATCAGGTTGGATGATGTTGCGGTCATTACGAACATCACGAATGAACCGACCGCCGTGGTAGGCGCTGCAAGCGTCACCGCATTGGTCGTGTCATTTGCCCCGCCCTGCGACGTGACGTAGTACACGGAGTCGGCAACGGTAACAGACTGCCCGTTAGTGACGGTCAGCGCCGTCCGGTCAATCGTGAACAGTCCACCAACGTCAAGATCGTCCTGAACGTCAAGGTCCCCTGTTACGGTTCCTGAATCAGCAGCAAGTGTATCAATATTTGCTGTCCCATCTATAAACAGATCATCGAACTCCTGACCACTCTTTCCAAGATCGACAACGTCATCCACTTGAGGATATATCGCATCATTCCCGACGAGCATATTCGTAACCGCTGAACCTCCGCTTATCGTCCGAACCCTCAATACGCTATCTTCAGTTGTGCTCGTTTCGTCCGTAATTATGCCATCTATCGAAACGTAGTCCGTTGCATTGCTCGCACTGTCCGGTCCTCGATATACCAGGCTGTAATACGAGTTGTCGCCGACACTCGCAGTATCCACTGACGTATCAAGTATCAGATTGCCGAGGTTTGCCGCAGCGTTCGTGCCAATGAGCTCTACGTCACTTATCGTGTCGTTCCGAAGGATCGTGCTCTTTTCGAGAACAATGTCGCTTGATGCGGTGAAATCGCCCGACGCCGAGATCGTAGTGAACGAACCGGCTGCCGCTGACACGCCTCCAATGGTCGTATAATCGAGGCGAGGGGTTGTCCCGAACCGCGCCTGAATATTGCCGTTTGATACGCGCTCGAACTGCAGGTCGCCCTGCCCCTGGGGACCCGTCCAGGTGTTCTTGATGTTCCCCGCAACGACAATCGTCGACACGACAAGGGTGAGCAGCAACGCCCATTTTAACTCTTCTCTGATCCTCATCTTCATTTCCTCCCGGTAAGAATCAGGGGGTGGTTTCCCACCCCCCGATCAGTTGCTTTTCGACTGGTGGGATCAACTCTCTGCGGTCGGCAGTGATCCGGCGCTTGAACCGTAACGCGGTTCGTACAGCGTATAGATCAGGCAGGCTGCAGTGTTGTTGCTGAGCGACGCGACGTTCATGCGGATGAACTTGTTCGCCGAGGTCTTCGTCAGGTCTTCCGCCTTTACCTCGAAGAAGTACATGTTGTCGCCCGTGTATGCACCGGCAGTGGTCAGCGTCGAAGCGGTCACCTTCGTCAGCGCATCCGTACCAGCCTCGTTCTTCCAGTATTCGCTGAAAGCGAGCGCGGTCGATGCCGTGGTCGTGGTTCCCTGCTTCAGTGTGACGGTGGCCGTACCCGCGCCCGACTGCGTGAGAAACAGGCCGATCCTGCACCTGTTGTAATTCTCCATGTTCACGCTGTTCGTCGCTGTGGTGAACCCGGTAGACGCCGCATCGACTGCATCCCTCATTACTACTTTGACATTGTTAACTGACTGCATATTCTTTCCTCCGCTTTATTGGATTAACAATGTTGATTAAGACCTGGTCGCGAGCGTCACGATCGGACTCTTGTCGTTCCCGCTGTTGGGCGTGAATGCCGAGCGCACCCTGCACTGTGCATCCTCCCACTTCAGGACCCGCATGGTTTCCTGGGCCTCAAGGAACTTGATGTGTATGGATGAAGCCACATCCATGCCCCGCGCGTCATCGAAGATCACGTAGGTCGAGAGGTCGGCGAGGATTATGTCGCCAACGGTTCCGAGTGCCGGACATTTCTCAGTGTACCGGATCGGGAATCCCATGAAGCTGTCAAACGCCTGACCGGCTGCCACGTTCGCCGGGTTGTATACCGCGCTTCCGCCGGTACCGATCGTCAGGCTCATCTGCGCGAGCTGCGGTATGATATCCGGGTTCGCGATCCACGCGACGCTTGACCGGTTGAACATCCACAGTTTAGAGCGCATGTTCAGCACGTTCTCATAAACGATCGTCGCAGCGGTCTGATTGGTTTCCGCCGCCTGGGACTCGACGCAGTTGCAGTTGAGCAGCCCGAGCGGGATACCCGCGCCGTCACCGTTGATATACGCGTGGTCTTCCTTCCAGGAAATGACCTGCGCCATCATCGGGTTCAGCATCGACCCCATCATGAGAGGGCTCCACCGCATCATTTCGGCGGATACGTGAACAAGGACGGTCAGTTTTTTCTTGACCAATCCGGGCTTTTCGAACATCGGTCTGGACGCGGTCAGCGTCGCATTCTCGGCCTCCCAAAATCCATCCATATTCCCGAACAGCTTACCGGAGCTGTGGTCGTACCCGTTGATCATCGGGAGTTCGAGCGAGCGGGCGTCGCCGGCGATTATCATTGCGCTCGGACGGATCACCGACTGTTCCAGCTGTGAATCGACGAACTGAGTGGAGAACATCGGAGCGAGCAGGAATCCACCGAGCCCATCGTCACCAGCCTCGATCCCGGAACCGGCTGCCTTGCAAGCTTTGACCCATGTCGTCAGCTTTTCGCTCGGCGTCTCACCCATTGAGCCTTCCTTCAACACGTCCTGGATGAAGCGACCGTAGGCAACATTGATCTCCTGCTGCGTGTAATCGCTTTTTTCCTTCTGCCCGACGTATCCCGCACACGGATCAAGTTCCGGCGCCTTGACCTCAATGGTGGCCTTGTTGATCTGATCCTGCGGGGTCTGTTTCTTGACGGGTTCGGACGGTGACTTCTGATTCAGCTGCTTGGCGACTTCGTCCGCCACGCGCTTGTCGAAAGCTTCCTGTTCGACTTCTATGGTGACGTCTTTCGCCAGGCCCTTCTCGATCAGGTCGGCACCGGTCGCTTTATCGACTGTGAAACGGGTGCCTTTTGATCCCAACTCGACGTCGCCGATCTTGACATTATCGGCGAGTGTTTCGATTACCATCTTTTCCATTGTCCATCCTCCGGGGGTGGTTGACAACGCGACAATAACATTATCCTGTTACCGTCCCGTCCCACCTGCCGGAGTCTGTAACTTCCGGCCCGGCTGACGAACGCGAAACCTAGATGGTGAAGCGTTGATCTATTCTTAAAAAGCTGCGGTGACTTACCCTCGCCAGATGTTGGGCGATGAACCCCGAGGACTCGACGGGAGCCATCCACTCCCGCCTGACTTAACCATCCTGCTCGGTCGGACCGAAGGCAAGAGAGTCACCGCAAAATGTATTCACGCATTCATCAAAAAATCTCAATCGTGTTAACTTGGTAGGGTATCCTCATAACGCACGCGATTATACGCGTCCGAACTTCTGGATGTCAATACTTTTTTTTACAGAATCTTCAACGTCCGGAGGATTCGCGTGAAAAGGCTCGACGAATCGCTCTCTTTTTTCCGGCAGCGGTTCGATCGTCCGCACCGGTTTGATCAGGCGTTTTTTCTCCTTCGGCGGTTCCGGCGCCGGCTCGGTCTTGATTTCAACCGGGGCTGATTTCTTTTCAACCGGGGTTGAATCGTCCGGATCAGCCTTCAGTTCCTTCAGCCATTCCTCGCCGATCTCCAACTCGCCCTTGCCGATCTGCTGTGTCAGCGCGTTGAAATTGGACGCGACGCTGACATACGACCACTCAAGCAGCAGCGACTTCAGGTGGAACCGGTTCACCTGCTCGGCGGTTTCCGCGAACTCAGGGGCTGACCGCATCATGTTGTGCGTGATCCTCTTGAAATCGTCGCTGCCCTTCTCCGCGATCTCCAACGGGATGAACCCGATACTCGCAGTCTTGAGAAACCCGCCTTTTACGAGGGTTGAGGTTTCCTGGCCGCGATCGGTGGGAGCAAAGAATGTTTTCGCCTGGACGTCTTTCTTGCTCGCCTGGATGTCCGGGCTGATCCCGATCGGCAATGACGCGTGGTTGTGACCGAGCAGCACATGGGGTGCGAGCAGGAATTGGTCGAGTACCAGGCCCTTCGGCATGACAATCTCCCTGTCCCTGTCCATGTCCCGCGTCGAAATTGTCTGTATGACCGCGTTTTCCCCGTCTGCAAGCTTCATTCCTTTCTCAAACTTGCGAGTAGCGATCTTCACCTGCATATCCTCGGGCGAAACGCCCTGCTTTTCGGCAAAAGGCTTGACGATTTCGATTATTCCGTCCAGATATTGGTTGATATCCGGTACGGAAATGACCGATTTGAGCGATGCGTCATCATCCAGGTGTTTCTGGATGAACCGCATATTGTCTTCCTTCCACCCGAGCCTGTCGGCGAGTTTCGTGCGTATCTTCATGGTTTCCTCCTACGTTCGTTGATGAGCTCAGTCTATCCCCATAATCATAGAACCATACAACACAATCTGATTCCGTCAAAAATGGTTTCAGATTCTTTTCGTCGATTTCCATTTCCGGCATGTCCGGCGCCTTGATTTCGTCGGGTAACTTGACTTTATCAGGAGCAATGAACGGTTGCGGCATTTCTACAATAGCACCCATGTCAATCCTCCCATTTAACAGTCGCGGTTAACGTCACATTGTTGTATGTCACGTAAAAATTGATTCCCCGCCCGTATAGCTAATCTATCAAATCATGCAGCTTTTGTTTATCGAAAGACATATCGAAGCGTTTAGTCACTCGCTATCTCCTGTTTAATCATTTCTCCGCAGGAACAACAAAACAGTTGCTTCATGTAAAACATTGCCTTCTGTCCGCAGTAAGCGCCCAATTGGTAGCCTTTGAGAAAAATCTTATCGCCACAGCAGGCGCAATCCGATCCGTCAGCATGAACCGTCTTCATCTTCAGGTACATTTTTACGGTTGCTTGCGCCATCATTCCTCCCAATTGATCCGCGCCAGGTCTTCGGCTGGCAGCGGAGGGTTCCATTCGTACCCGTAGACCTGCCTGAAATTGTCGCTAGTCGTGAACAGCCTGCAATGCGCCGGAAGGTGGAACTGTAAATCCGGCCATTTCCCCAACGCATAGCTGATATGTGACTCCACACAAGGCTTTTCAAAGACCGCTTCATGCCTGAGCATATCGAAAAAGTCTATCCCGTACAGCCATATCGGGTTGAACCGCTCGCTCATGACCGCGAAGGCGATCGCGTAACTCATGCTGCATGCCTGGTAGACTTCCAGCTGCTTCCCGTTCAGGTATCCAAGATCGTCCGCGATATTGTCCGGGTCATCAAAAATGACCCGTTTCCACGGGAAAACCTCGATGTAATGCTCCAACGGG